ATGGACTATCATGTCTTTAAAAAGCCGAAAATAAAAAACGGCAAGAAAATCTACAAATGGTATTACTATTACACACAAAACGGTAAACAAATACAAAAGGCGTGTAAAAATTGTAACAATCGTTCCGATGCAGAATCCTACATACGGTCATTACCGCCTTTGCAGGATAAAAGTGCCAGTATAACAGTCAAAGATATTGCGCAAACCATGTTTTTAACCGGAAGCGACCATGTATCACGGCGATCTCAACTGGGCTTGTCCGTTTTGTTGGAAACGTTACAAATATCTCGCGGCTATGTTGAACAGATAATTGAAAAATGGGGCAATTACGACATACGAACTTTAAATCCTAAAGAGATTATGCAATACTTGTTTACCGTTAAGCGTTCCGGCAGTTGGAAAAATTCCTATCTATCAGTATTTTCTGAAATCTTTCAAGAAGCAATGTGGTTTGATTGCGCTGTTGTAAAACCTCTTTTTAGGACTTTTGTACGGCATTCTAAAAAAGCAGATATTCTTACTACAGAAGAACTTAATGCGTTGTTTAAAGAAGATAATTTTCCTAATGAGATGATGTATTTGTTCTTTTTGTTGTGCCTTTCGGCTGGAATGCGATTGGGTGAGGTAAGGGCTGTAAGGGTAAAACAGTTTATCTTTGATCAAAAGATACTCATTATTGACGGCTTTTGCAAAAAAGAAGGAGAAAGAACAGTTTATAATAAAGCCGGCTCTGTTGACAAACCTAAGTTGCGAATGGTTTATCTGCCGGATATGACGATAAAAATAATGCAGAAATGGATTGGTGATAATAATTTGTGCGCCGATGATTTTTGTTTTACTCAAAACGGAAGTCCTGTTCGGACGGAATATGCTGAGAAAGTCTTTTATCGTGCATTGCAGAAAATAGGTTTAATTCCGCATGGTAAAGGAATTAAGCGTCTTGCTCCGGCGGATGGTAGGAAGCTGGTGCCGCATTCTTTGCGCTATACCTATGTTTCACGTATGCGGCGTGTGATGTCGGCGGAAGACTTAAAAAACTATACTGGACATACTTCGACGGCTATGGTAGACTATTATAGTCATCGGTCTGTGGAGCTCTTATTAGAAGGGCTGCCTGAGAGCGGAAAGAGGGCTGCAAATACCCTCTTTTCTTAACCTGTTTCCTATTTTCCATACATTTTATAAAAACAACGAAAAAAATGCCGTAAAAAATCTGCGAAAGAGTAAAACTTTTGTTGATTTTTTACGGCATTTTTTTTTCTACTCACGCTATTTCCTGTTTTTAATAATATAAATCTATATATAATATATACTTAACTCTATTTTTATATTACTTTACCGGTAAAGTAAATTGCTTTATCTGGAGAAAATTAAATTAAGCAAAGGTTAAATGAGAAGAATGGAAAAATGAGCTGATTTATTGTTATCAATAAAAGGTTTCCTTAAAAACATGGTAATTTGTTTTACTTGTATGATTCGGTAAAGAATTTATCTTGAGAGACTAGTAGTAGGTACTGTCAGGGGGTATACCCTGGTGCAATTATTCGGCGACGAGTGCCGGTTTTCAAATGTCTGTCAATTTTATAAAAAGGTTTACTTTTGTTTGACAGGTTAATAGCTTTTATTATGTAAGCCATTTACAGTGATGGTATGGAAGTATTACCGGCTGAATTTGCACGGCAAGCAGGGGTTACCCGACAGTCTATCTGTGCAAAAATCAAAAAAGGAACACTGATACAGAACTCTGCGGGCAAGCTGGATACCGAAAATCCCGTGAATGCAGGCTATTTAGCTATGAAGCGTCGGCAATTAGAGGAAACGCAAGTTGCTCATGCTGCTCTTACCGTGCAATCGGCAGGCTTTGACGTGAAAAGTACCGGCGGGCATACGCATGCGATTCAAAAACCTTTTGCAGAACAGACAGCAGCTCGCGCTATCGGCGTCCCTGCAGAATTGCTCACGTTGACGTTGAAAGAGCTGGTTATGCGGTACAGCGGTATTTTGCCGCTGGAAAAACATGCCAAAATATTAAAAATACTCGTGGAGTCGGCAGAAAAAGAGCAGCGGATTAAAGAACGCCGTTTAACACTTGTAGATAAAGATTTTGTTGTCTCACGGCTGTTTCAGTTTACCGATAACCTGATGGTTCAGCTGTTGGAATATCCTGAAAGTGTTGCCGATACCCTCGTTGCACAAGTCCTTGCAGATGCAGAGAACGCGCGGAAAACCGTTGCAACTACGATGAAAACGGATTTATCAAAGATACTTGCCGGAGCAAAAGAGCATATCATCCGGGAACTGAACGGCTTAAAACATAAATACCACGATGACAGCGCAGCCGACACAATCGCCGACTTAAAACAAGAAATCAAAAACGAATTAGAGGCTGAACAGGATGACGAATAATTGTTGTAGCGATAATCTAAAATTATTTAATGCACGGAAATTTGTTTCAGAAGTCGGTGCTCTTGCCCAAAAATATAGCCTACCAGTGTTCGTTGTTACGGACGGCGCATCATTAACTTCAAATAAAAATTGTGAAGCAGTTAAACATGCTCGTTGTTGTCATGTCGAATGGGAAAAACGTCATAACATTGATCCGTATCATAGTTTTCAAATTAAAAATAGAGAAATACATTAGGATAAAACAAGATGACGTGTAAACCCTTGAATATGGATTTTGTAGGAACGGAAATCGATAGAGAATATTTTGAAGAACAGGAAAAGCGTTTTAAAGATCATTGTGCGCAAGGCTGCTTGTTTACTTTTTCCGGCGGGGAGGTCTTATCTTGATGCAATCGATTGAATACGAGATAAGCGATGTAGATTTTCTCATTGAACGGTTCGCAGCCTTGACGGAAAAGCAGGTGTATGAATTGCCGTCGGAGTTTGCGGAACGGGTACGGTACTTGTCTGCCGATCTTACACCCTTTCCCGGACGGTTCAGTTGGGAGCGTTTCCCGTATTTTAAAAAGATTGTCGATTGTTTTGCGCCTGATAATCCCGTGCAAGAAGTTGTGCTTATGAAAGGCAATCAGCTCGGCGGAACAACGGCTGTTATTGAAACGGTAATTTTATACAACATTATGAGTAATCCTAATCCTCAAGCATACGTAACCGCTGATGCAGGCTTAATGAAGACATCCGTTCAGACAAAAATTGAAAAGATGATTGATAACGCCGGAGCGCGTGATTTAATTTTTTCTCAAAACAGAAAACAGAAAGGCAGCCGTGATACGGGAGACACGGCAATTTCAAAAGAATATCCGGGCGGGTATCTGCACTGTTTCGGCGGCCGCTCCCCTGCTCGTTTCCGTGGTATGAGTTACCGTATTGTGATGGCGGATGAGGTTGACGCTTTTCCTGACTCGATTAAAAACGAAGGAACCGTTGTCGATTTAGTACGGAACCGGACGGACGCATATTCGGCAAAACGGAAAATCTTTTGGGGAAGTACGCCGCTTGTCAAACAGACGAGCAAGATAGAACGGCTCTATGAAGCCGGAGACCGGCAGAAATACTTTGTACCGTGTAAGCATTGCGGAAAGATGCAGGAGCTTGTCTGGCACGGTGAAAATGATGACGGCTCTCGGTATGGTATCGTCTGGGAAAATGATGCCGATTATAATCCGCTTTTGGAGACCGTTGCGTACAAGTGTAAATTCTGTGGCCGCTTAATGAAAAATTACGATAAGGCAGCAATTATCAAAAAAGGCGAATGGCGGGCAACGTCAAAAAGTAAAACGCCGGCCGTTATGTCGTTTCACTTGTCGCCGCTCTATAATCCGCCGGGGATGTATTCATGGGAAGATATGGTGCGGCAATGGGCAGAGTGTTGGGATATTAAAAATAACCGTGTACGCGATAAAGAAAAGTACCGGACATTCCGCAATACAAAGCAAGGCTTGACGTTTGAAGAAATGGGCAAGCAGATACAGTACGAACGGGCGGTACAGTTCCGCCGCGCCGGTTTTGTACGGGGTAAAATTCCGAATGATTTAGCCCTCCGCGATTCCGGTTCGCCGGTGCTGATTGTCTGTTGTTCAGTTGACGTGCAGAAACGGAATTTGTTTGTCGATGTAAAAGGCTATTCTGCTAACGGTGTAACGTGGACGCTTGATTTTTTCAGTATTGACGGCGACACGGAAGATTTTAACGGCCCGTGGGATGTGCTTGATACCTACATTGAAAACACCCGCTTTATCGGCGATAACGGTAAGGTCTACAAGATTATGATAACACTTGTCGATTCGGGACGGTATACCGATTATGTCTATGCGTTTGCAGGCAGGCACTATGCCGGTGTTTATCCGTGCAAGGGAGCCGAATATATTAAGGCGGGTGAAACATATCGCACTTTTGACCGTTCGACGCTTGAGAGAATCGGACTTCCGTTAGCCTATCATATCAATACAACAAAAATGAAAGACCGAATCAGTAATAGTATGAGTGTTTCGATGTGGAATGAAGGTCAATATCAGCCCGATTGGTATCCGAATTTTCCCGATGATTTCCGCGACGATTATTTTAAAATGTTCGAGGCGGAAACCAAAGTTGACATTATCGAAAAACAAACAAATAAATATCAAAAAACAATCTGGAAACAGCGTCCCGGCGCGGACAATCATGCGTTCGATACCTACGGCTACAATATGGCTGCATTAGAAATATTTGCCGATGCCTATTGCCGCGATGCCTTGGGATTGCCGGGCTTGAGCTGGGCGCACTTTTGGCAAGCGGCAAAAACAGGCGCGTTTATAGAACCTTAAAAAATATCTGCCGGTTAATAGCTTTTTGATTTCCGCATTTTATAATGTGCAGTATGGCACTGATAGATCCTTCTTTTAGCAATGATAGTCCGCTGCAATTCTGGGAAGATGAATTGAACAATGCGCGCCGCCTTTTATATGAAATTGAAAAAGCGATTTTGTATTTTACGCAAGAGGCGCTCTCTTCCGGCGGGGTGCAGGAATATACAATCGATACCGGACAAGACCGGCAAACGGTAAAGCGTTCGGATTTATCATCGCTGTATGTACGGCAAAAAGAATTGTTAAACACTATTTCAATTTTGGAAACGAGAGTCCGTCCTACAGGCGGAGCGGTGAGGGTGCAGCCGTGGTAAATATAAATGATACAAGCATTATGCCGTCCCAAATACCTGAAATAAAACAAGATGCAGTGCTGGCGTATTTTGTACGCGATATTGTGCAAGACGTATTTGACGGGGACAAATACCCTGCAAGTTTCGGCCCGACACGGGATTATCTTTGGGGTTATGGAGTCGATTACTTTACGTTGCGGAAAAGGTCGCTGCAATTATTTACGGAAAACCTGTATGCAGCGGGAATTATCAAACGGATTTTGCGCAATGAAATTTTTACTGGTATGATGCCGGAACCGACACCGATAAGCGCGATTATTTGGCCCGATAAAAAGGACGATGAACGGGAAAAGCTCGCGGTACAGTATGCGGAAAAAATGAGTGAAGCCTTTGGGCTTTATGCGTCCGATTACACCGTGTTTGATTATAAAAAGCAACTTACCTTTGGGGAATTTCAAAATCAGGTACGGCTTGAAGCGATGCTTTGCGGAGACGGCGTTGTTGTTTCCCGAATTAACGGGCAAACAGGTTTACCTTGTTGGGATTGGATTAACGGCAATGCCATTATGACGCCGCTTGAATATACACCGAAAAACGGAAACCGGATTATTCACGGTGTTGAGTTAAACAAGCAGGGGCGGCATGTTGCGTATTGGGTGCGCGAAGTGGTCGGCAATGAAATAAAGCATACACGGCTTCCCGTATTTGGAGAAAAATCAGGCAGGCAGATCAGCTGGATGGTGTACGGCGGTGATAAGCTATTAGATGAAGTGCGCGGTATGCCGCTTCTTGCAAATGCGCTTTACATGATGAAAGACCTTGACCGGTACCGTGATGCAGAGGTGCGGGCTGCGGTGGTAAATGCGCTGTTGCCGCTTTTTATTAAAAAAGCGCCGAGTACACCGATCGGTACTAATCCGCTTTTGAACATGACGCGGGCTGCTCCGGCAGCTGGGACGCCAGCGGCAGTTGATTGTAAAGTCGGCGGCATTCCTGCGACACTTCCGATGTCTCCCGGTACGGTACTTGACGGATTAGCGCCGGGAGAAGAGCCGGTGAGCTTTAACACGAATCGTCCGAATGTTAATTTCAAAACCTTTGAAGAAGCAATTGTTTCGGCCATTTGCTGGACAAATGAAATACCGCCTGAAATTGTTATGCTTAAATTTGATTCCAGTTATTCAGCTTCACGGCAGGCAAATAACGAGCTGGATATTTTCTTAAAATACCGTGCATTCAAAAACGCTAAAGACTTTTGCCAGCTTATCTATTCAGAGTTCATTATTCAATCGGTTTTACAAGGACAGCTCGATATCCCCGGCTTTAAGCAGGTTGCTTTTGTTCCTGCCTTATGGCAATTGCGCGGCGCGTGGTTAAGGTGCGAATGGTCAAGTATTTCACGGCCGAGTGTAGATATTCAAAAAGAAGCGAATGCTATGCGGACACTTCTTTCATTGGGTGTAATTACTTTTGATTCAGTTGCCCGCAAATTCAGCGGAATGAGTTTTAAGAGTGTGCAGTATAAAATTGCGCAAGAGCGCGAACTTATGAAGCGGCTCGGATTTGTCTCGGCAATCGATGAGGACAATAACGGTAAGCCGGTATACTTAACAAAAGAGGAACAGGAACGATTAGCGGAGGTACTCAATGGGTAGCGATGATGTCGGCGGAATGACGCAAAAAGAAATGCTGATACAGCTGTATCAGTGGAAAAAAGAGAGCATCGAAAACGACGCGCGGTTTAAAGTACAGGTTGAAGAGCTGGTGAGGCGTTTTGAACGGCAGGAAGAATCATTTGAAAAGATAAGTGCAGAACTTACCAATCAGCGGAATTTTTTTACAGCGGTTGAAAATCTCAATGAAAAATTTTCCAGCTGGGATAAAAAATTTTCCGATATGGGCAAAAAACTTGCAGAGATTATCGAATGGAAGCATGAGCAAGAAAAATTAAATCTGCTTGAACAGCGCGACAATAAAGCAATTGACGAAAAATTTGACCGGCTGTTTGGGTGGAAAGATAAAACAAGTGGACGGCTTGACGCATTGGAAAACAAAAGTGCAAAGGCAACGTTTGCACTGGTAAAGAAAATCGGCGGTATCGTTTTAACGATGATTGTTACGGCAATTACTGCGTATCTGATAGGCAGAATTAAATAGTTGCATTAAAGCATAAGGGGGCTTTTTATGACGGAAGAAAAAACGAAATTGGCGGAAACTGAAAAGAAGAAAACGGGAGCAAAAGAATATTCTTTGTTTGCTCAGATTTTTGCTTCTGTGTGGATTATCGTTTTGACGTTGTGCAAAGGGTTCGGAATAGTGTCGCTTGAAACAAACGACATTATTTATTCCGGCATTGCGATTGCCGGTATTTTTATGCCGGTGTATTTTTCAATTTGGCTTGAAAAAATACGGGATATAAAACTGGGGTAAAGTTGCCCCGGTGCAAGTTAAGAGGTGGTGTATATGATTACTGCTATTGTTGTGGTGTGTATTACCGTTCTTTTGATCGTTGTGATTACCTGTTTCGTTTTCGGCTGGAAAACGGGACGGGCGAAAATCGAACGCGAAATTGCGCAAGATGCAGCGCGGAAAGAAGCGGATAAAAAATACTATGAAAGCGAAAAAGCAAAAATAAGAGCGGAGGTTTTTCAACATGGAAATCAGAAAAAAGCAGCGCTATCCGGTGTTGGTAGCAGCCGTGATAAGTTTAATGCTGTCAATAACAGCTTGCGCAACAAGTCCTAAAATTGAATATGTCTACGAAACGTACGATGTCGCTTTTCCGCTCTTTCCCGATCCTGAACCGGTCGTTTTTGATGATACAACAGAGACGGTAAGCATGCCGCTGTGGTATTGGCAAAAGATAGCGGAATACAAAATTGAAGTAGATGCTATTCAATCATATTTTGAAAAAATACGGCAGCTGCAAAAATAGAATATGACTGCGTATAAAGATGGCGCTATGACAATTTATATATCCGGCCCCATTACAGGGATAAAACACAATAACGCTCCTGAATTTTACAAAATGGAAAAGGCGTTGCAGGCTCTCTTTTCTGATATGCCGTATATAACAATCGTCAATCCGATACGGCTCGGAAAGCGGGTTGATGCGTATTTTGAGGAAATATCATGTATCCTCAAAAAGAAAAAGGCGGCAACGTGGGAGGACTATATGCGTGTTTGCATTGCAGAATTGGCAAATTGTACGCATGTTATTGTTCTGAAAAATTATGAGAAATCGAGAGGGGTGCGGGTTGAATTGTTCGTTGCGAGAGTGCTGGGCATACCAATGTTTTTTAGTTTGGAAGAACTAAAAAATAATGTGTAATTGATAGAGGAGGCTTTTATGAAAAAAAGCGTGTGGGTAACGGTTGCGGCGGCGCTTATCGCTGCAGGTGCTGTTGTTATGAGTTACGGTGTCGATTGGTTGATTGATACCGCCGGATGTATTGTAATGCTCTGCGGGGCGTTGCTTGCTACAGTTATTGCCGTTAAAAACAGAGACGATAAAAAGCGATGGATTGTTTCGCTGGTGTGCGCTTGGCTTGGTGTTGTCGTCTTAGCTATTGCCGGTTTGGTGCGGTTTAAGGGCGTGGTTATCCTTGCTCTTGCGGGAGCTGTTTTAATCGCTGCGTACTGGTATATCGAATACAAACGGCGCCGGTAAGTATTATTTGAGGCGGGCAAATATGCCCGCCTTTTTTTTTGTAAAAAAATAAAAACTTTTATAAAAACACTTGACATATTATAGCGAACTCGCTATAATATAATTATCTTAACGATAAGGAGGTTGAAATGAAGAAACGCAAAAAAGAAAAGCCGCCCGAAAGGACGGCTTTGGTTCTAGCGATTATCGCAGCCCTGACAAGCATTGTCGATAATCTGCTGGAAATAATCCTAAAACTGCTTGACCGCTAGCAACGGTTCGGCAGAGGGAGCTCGAAAGAGCTCCCATTAAAAATACTTTATTTTAAGGGAGTTGTCAATGAATAAAACGCTGTTTAAGGTTTTGAATGTTGTTTTGGTTATATTTATCGCCGTTACGGTTGTAGGTATTGTGTTAAAGGTCGTGAACTTTTTTTAAGCGAGGCTTATATGTTGTATTCGGTTACGCAGGCGGCTGAATTAAAAGATGTTTCAGTTGCCTTACTGCGTCGTTGGTGTAAAGAAAACGGATGTCAAAAGGTTGGCTGGTCGTTTCTACTTTCGGAAGGTGATTTAAAGCGGTTTGATGAACGAAATAAAAAGGTAGGAAAACCGGCTAAAAAACCGGAGCAAGGCTAGCGTTTCAGGCGGGCAAATATGCCCGCCTTTTTTATTGTCTATATCCGGTATTGCCTGTGCGGTTGCCCCGGGGCAAGTTAAGAACTTTTGTACGTTTTACAGCTTCTTTCTATTGGTGTTTTTGCTATCGTATGCTATGATAGATTATAGAAAATATCATTGATAAGAGGTTGCTATGTCTGATAAATTAAAAAAGTTGCTATGGTTCGGTTTTTTATGTCTTTGTATTTTTATTGTTATTGTCTGTATTCTTGAAAAACAAAAAAATTTTGGGACTTATTTTTGTATAGTGCTTTTCTTTATCCTTGCTTGTGTAAGCGCCAATAAAATAATAGCAAAGAAAGAGATGCCTGCAGAGAAGCGAAAAGCATTGGCACGGCATATAACGCAACATGTTGATACGTATGTACAAAATGGACCAAAAGAATCAGAATATCAGGAAGAATGGGAGTTCGGTACTGCTGATCTCCTAATGGATTCCGGATTTGAAGAATATCCGGTATTTTCTATGTCGTATAGGGATTCCGGTGGGGCCTTGTCCAAGCGTGAAATTGTGCTCAAATCTATAACACTTAGAGATGATAAAGTGTATTTGAATGCGTTTTGTATGCTTAGAAAGGAAGATCGCATGTTTCTGACTGATAGGATTACCCGCATTGAATATAAGAATGAAGTTATCAGTAATCCAACAACCTATTTTCGTGATATTTTTATGCACTCCGACGGCTATGCTGTATATCAATTTATGCAAGAAAAGGCGAATGTATTCAAACTCTTTATGTTTTTAGCAAAAGCGGACGGTAAAATTGCCAAGGCTGAAATTGATGTTATTAGTGAATATCTCAAAGTGCATATACCGGCAATTTCCGATAAAACAGCCGAAAATGCCATTAAAGACATTCCTGTTGTAAGTATTGCTGAATTTAATACTATTCTAAAAAAGTCGAAAAAAGAACCGGCAGATAATGCGGATATTTTAGAATATTATAAAAAACTGTATGAACTTAAAAAGAAACCCGATCCACTGGAAAGAGGCATTTTTGAAAAAGTTACTACATCTTTAGGAGCTTAATATTCAAGGAGGGCGATATGCCCGCCTTTTTTTTACATAAATTCTTTTTTTGTGTCTCTGGTTATAATCTTAACATCACAATCTAAAATATCAGCTATTTTGACCACCTCATCATAAGAAAAGGTGTCGCGGTATATTTTATTGCTCATCGATTGGGGAATTATGCTCATCTTTTCGGCGAGGTCTTTGACAGACATATTTCGTTCCAGCAATAACTGTTTTATAATTTTTCCAGCTCCCATTCCTACTTATCTCCTAAAAATATAGTATCAAATTTAAGTAAAAAATGCAATATTTTGATTATAAAATAATCGAAATATATTATATTCTGCTTGACAATATAACTAAAATTGATTATAATATAATCATAAATTAAATAGCTAATTGATAGGAGGCATAATAATGATGAAAGGAAAAGAACAATACGCGATTGCGGAATGGCAGCGGTTAATTGATCAGCAAAGTACAACGCTCGTACATTCAATGGCAGAGATGAAAGAGGTGTGCGATGAATTGTCTATGAATTCTGTTTTGTACGATATTGTAATGCTTGAGCGGTCTCTTGGCAAATTAAAGGAACTGTTGCCGAATTGGGTGCAAGCAGCGGGTAATACTATCGAAATGAAACACAAGATGATCATCGGCGGAAAGGTTTATCATGCACTCTTTGCCGATCATAGCGGGGCTATCGGCAAATATGTTGGAAACGACAAATCCGGGCCTGTATACCGTTTTCCCGGCGGAAGTTCGTACAGTTTTGGTGCAGACGAGCTTTTTAATAATGTGCCGGATAATAAATGGGTTGAAGAGTTTTATTTTTAACGCAATCAGCCGGAGGGTACTCCGGCTGTAAATGCTTTTTAAGGGGGCGATTATGAATACGAATGCACAAAAAACGGATGTACAAGCGCTTAGTTTTGATGTTTTGGAAGAAAGAACGGATAGTATAGCTCGTGATGTGTATGAAGCGGCTTTGTGCTACAAAGAAGATGCTGTCGGACTTTACGGGGCGATTATGTATGCTGCGGTCAAAATTCTTGTTAAAACCGAACGGCTTGCAGAACCGAAAACAGAGGTGGAGCGGCAAGAAAAAGAGCGACAGGTTGCGTTTATTACCGATTTAATATATCGGGACAAGGCAAAAAGGGCGGCCGTATGAGTGAACGGTATGTTGATTTTAAACATAATAGGATTATTGATTCGTCTTTAGATGCCGACCGCTTTTTTGCGTGTGGTAATTGTGAACAGCGGGCACAGACGCTTTTTAAAGAAGTGGAGCGTTTCTGTAAGGTGTCTTATACGGACGGCGTGCCGATTGCGTATATCGGCCGATTCCGCGCCTCCTGCTTGGAGCTTGCGCAAGAACTTGAGGAGTTGGAGCGGATTACTCAAGCGTATAGCGCCGGACAATCCGAAACCGGTCAACCGTGTATGACTGCTGAACAGACACCGCCGTATGGGGTATAAATAATGGATAATTGAATAATGTGTAATGTGTAATGCGTAATCGGTGTTTGCCGGTTACGCATTTTTTTTGTGAAAAAAAATGCAAAAATTTTCCATAAAGTTGTTGACATAAAATACATCTTGATATATAATATAATCATCTTAAAGAAAAGGAGGTGAAAAATGCGAAAGCGTAAAAAAGAAAAAGGCAATCGCCCGAGTGTTACAGAGTGGATAGTTGCGATATCCACTGCACTCTTAGCGATTGCCGCTTTATTACAAGCGCTGCTTAAATAAGCGGCGCGGCCGGAGAAAAACTCCGGCCTTTATAATGCTTACTTTTTATGGAGGTGTCAATATGACGAAAAGGTTTAAATGGTTGTTTGCAGGGTTCATTGTTGTATATGCGTTTTATCTGATTATAAAGTTTACTAAGGGGGTGTAATATGGCGCAAAAATTACTAACGACAAAAGATATTGCAGAGCGCTGCGGTTGTGAAGCACAAACCGTTTCGAGGTGGGCATCCGAAAATGATGTATCGTATGTCGGTGAAAATAAACGAAAAACATATATTTTTACAGAAGCCGATTATGAGCGTTTTTTACAGCGTCCCAAGCCTGGCAAACGAGCTAAAAAGGAAAATGAAAAAAAATAAAAGCGCAAAAAAAAGCGGCAATCGCCGAGTGTTACCGATTGGATACTAGCACTATCCGGTTTGATAACAGCGATTGCCGCACTCATTCAAGCGCTGACTAAATAAGGCAGTGCGGTTTTTATAATGCTTACTTTTTACGGAGGCGTCAATATGACACGGCTTGAAAAAATAATGATTGCAATTATTGTTTTACAGATATTGCAAATACTCATGTCATTATCACGGTTTTTACGGTAGGAATTATTCTGTAATGCGTAATTGGTGTTTGCCGGTTACGCATTTTTTGTGAAAAAAATGCAAAAATTTTTCACAAAGTTATTGACATAAAATATCACCAGTGATATAATAAAGACATCTTAAAGATCAGGGGGTGATAAGTATGAAAAAGAAAAAGCCGCATAAGCATAAAGCAAAATGCGGCTTTGGTATCCGGCAGGTGTTGACGGTTTTAGCGGAACTAGCAACAATCGCCGGATTTATTTTAAG